CTTGACTGGTGGATCCAACTACCTATGCTGCCATCGTTTGGTTTGATGCCTGTTTCAGCGTTTTCAGTGAAACGATACCAATATTTTACGCTGGTAACTATTACTGAGTCACCAGTTTTCATCCCCTCTATTGCCTTTAGCTCGGCTAATGAGGCAACTACACCTGTTGATGTGTTGCGCGAAGAGATAGTAACGCCTTCTCCCTTATTTTCCCATTTTAGAGGATGAGACTCCGGGCTTTCACCTATTTCGGCATTTTGGATACATAAATAAACCTGAACCTCATGAAAATCAGGGTTGGCAGAAGACTCATTGACGTATGTAACAAAGTTCTTTCCGGCATAATAAGCAAAGCCGTTTGAATCGTTAGGGCGCATGGCGTCATAAAGTGCCGTGTTTTCTACGTCTACAATTTCACTCCTAGCGCCAAAAGACTTAACCTCTGTGCCGTTGTTGTAATACCAGATATCATCTGGCAAATTGTAGGCCCATTCTCCTATCATTATATAATAACTACGCCATTCGCTATCGCCAGGCTGAACACCTTCAGGCGCCGCTATTGGTTTTTCGCCAATGCCTTTTAAAATGAGGTGCTGAATCCTTGCTTTTAGAGTTCCCATAGTAATGATTTATTGAGTTATTCTGATTTCGTAAAACTCAATCCACGACCCTGCTTCAATATATTCTCCTATATTTCTAACTGTAGAAATAGCGATCCTTAAATATCCCAAAGCGCCAGTATCATAGTACCAGTCAAACCTTGCATAATTCGGGCCCCAAATAGATTTTCTCAAAGAAGTTGACATTCCGTTAGGGCTTCTGTATGGGTCAAACCACGTAATACTGTCCCGGATATTAAGTCCTCCTACCGTTGAATTGCGCATTTGCTGATTGGACCTCACGGAATACCTTAAATAATAGCTTTGGGGTAAGAATAGTCCAGGAAATCCCAGTTTTGTATGATTGACCTTTATTAACTGGGCAAAGAACAAGGCGGAGTCAGGTGCCAAAGGGTCATATTCAGGTAGATAAACCCTGTTAATAAAGACAACGCTATAAACTCCTGTTGGAGGATAAAAAATTATTTTATAATCTTCTTTCACATCACCATTTACAGTAGTCATATTAAATCCATCCACATCTTTCTGTATGAGATAATCTGCATATGGCGCATTTGGGTCAGACTCTTCGCCTGGCTCTGGTTCTGGTTCAGGTTCTGGTTGCGGATCTATATCTGGATCAGGTTCTGGCACCGGCTCCTCCTCGTTGGCTGTTATCAGCGATACATCCATAAAAACAACACTATTGATCGCTTTAAACTGGTCAGAAAAATCAACTGAAGAGCCATTACCGACGGTTCTGTTTCTGAGTTCCTGAATGGCCTGTTCAATGGTTTTTCCGTCGATTAGTGTCATTTCGGGCACACTGTCCAGAATATTGACAATGAATTGACGCAGCACATCGCCGGTTATTTCCTTGTTAAGGTTAGACCAAGGGAAATTGGTAATAATCTCAAAATACTGACTTTTACTTATTCGGGCCATAATGTATGTTTTACTCAAAAATATGGGATGCCTGCCTACTCAGAAAGGACAATAAAACTTATCATGTTCCCACATCCGAGAGTATGGTATTCATTTTATCGCGACTTCTACGGTCATAATCAAAATCCCAAACGCCTTTAACGCCATCATGATATAGCTTTTCCATGAGATCAGTATTACGACGCAGCAAAACCTCCATGTCGGGAGAGGCGGACGATTGAGGTTGCGATGGTGTTATAGTTGGAACAGTCTCAGAGGTATATCCGCCCGACTTTCGTCCGGCCGAGTTGCCGGCTCCAATCACACGCGCTAAATCAATGGTATTAATGGTTCCATTCTTTTGCGATGCATCAATAATGTCCGTCACCATTTTTACTGACGGATTGCGAACGCCATTAGCGTTCACAATAAACTCATTGGCATGGTGCCAGCCGGTAACCGTATCATCTGAAGATGAAGCGCCGGAATAGCCACCCTCTTTCTTGCCCTCCATGGGTTTTGTGGCATTTTTTATAGAATTGATAAAAGCGCCGGTCTGCGCAATAAAACCAGCAATTAACGGAATGTTTTGAGGAAACCCGACCGCCGCCGTTTTAGCCTTACCAAGTCCCAAAGCCATTGTAGCCTCAGCCAATGCGGCACCTTGCTTAACAATTAGTAAAGCCTTTGTCATTTGACCTTCCTCATTCATCACAGAAGCAATGCCGCCCAACACATCCTGTGCCACTTGCAACTGCCCAAGCCTTAAGCCCTGCTCTTTTTTAAATATATCCTGTTTGTTTTTCAGGTTCTCACTTTCGAGCTTTTTAACTTCTTTTTGATTTGACAGCTCAATGCGTAGAAGTTCTGTTTTATTATTTGAGAATTGTTCCTGTTCAAGTGCATAACGCTCATTTTGCAGCTGCATTTGCATTTGAAACCGCTCGTCCTCTAAGGCCAATTGTTCCTCAAAAGAAAGTGCATCCGTTTCAATACCCAATTGTCGCAGTTCCTCCTCATATTCCCGTTGAATCAATAACCTCTCTCTATCCTCACGCTCCATGAGCTGCATAATGGCCATGCGAGCCTCTTTGTACTGCTGATCGCTAATTATGCGCTCATCGTAATATTGCTTAAGCAGCTCAATGCTTTTTGCATGCGTCGTTACCTCCTCAACCATGCCATACTTAGCCTGAATGTCTCTATAATTACCCCACTTTTGAGTGAAATCATTGAGCATTTTGTCCAGACTCTTATCCATAGCCTCCAGGCTGCGCTCATATTCTTTTTCAAACTTGTCGGTATTGAGAGGCTTCAACTCTTTAGGCTTTTCACCGTTGGCGCCACCACCGCCATCAGGGGGTGGTGGATTAGTCCCACTTTCTCCAATTTCAAGGTTTAACCAATCCTGAGCCTCCTGCATTTCCTGACGGATTCGCTTAACTGTTGATTCACTTTCGCCGAGATAGCCTCTAATGAGAGCAATTGTTTGAGTATAATCTTCGCCAGAGGTGGTAGCATAACCATACTGGCCACCACCCTGGGTGGTAAGGTTGTTAAGTTGCACACCTAGTTCTCTAACAGCTGAGGCCTGCTCTAAGATACCCATTCCGCTTTCTTGAATAAGTCTTATTTCTTCCCCCATGCCATTGGCATTCTCATTGATTAATTCAGAGATGCGGTCACGTAATCTCATTTGAGCCGCATAAAACTTTTCATAATCTCCGGCTTGTTTTGTAAGCGCCTTTGTCATTTCCTCCTCACGAGCAGCAAGAAAAATACGCTGAATTATAGTGTTATTATATTTTTCAAGAGCCTCACGCGTGCGATCCGTAGCACGCCCCTCATCATCAAGGGATGCAACAACATTTGGTGCAATTGCCTGTAACTCGTTGATTATTTTTTTACGTTGTTCACTCTCAAGGTTGTGCTCATACAATGCAGTCGTCAGGCTATTGACACGGCTTTGTTGGTTTTCAAGCTGCTCAATCTGTGATACCTGAAAGTAAGCTACCACGTTCTCTTTCATCTGTCTCCATCCAGCTGCAATATCTTTTTGCAACCTTAGCAACTTATTACCCTCAGAGTTATAGGCCGCCTGTGCATCAGCCGATTTACGCTGAATAAGCTCCAGCGTTACCATGGCCTCCACCTGCGCCTTAGTGGCATTGGTAGTTTTCTCCTTTTCCTTAACCAGGTCTCTGAATTCCTCACTATCCTTTCTGATGGCAATACCAAGTTGTTTCAACTGCTCATTTTCGCCCAACATGGCTTTTGTGAGAATCTCTGACACCTGAGCCGCACCATGCTGGCCACCGGTCCATTCATCCAATGCACCTGACAGGCCTTGCAATTCGGTTGACATTTCAGCGGCTTCCTGACGGGTAAAATTTAAAGGGATTAACAAGTCACCCGTTGCCGTAGCCGCAGCAATAAACTCGCGCCGGGTAGCTCCCATTTTGCCGGCCAGTTCACCAGCTCTTTGCGACACATAATCCAGAGAGTCACCAAATACCTGTGAGCTACGAATAGAATCAGCCTCCATGACTTTAGTGAGGTTGAACAGCTCACCCACAAGGTTTTTAGCACCCATAAGCAAGCCGGCAATACCAGCCACAGGCAATAAAGACCGTAACGCCCCCATGGCCTGACCGGTACGCTTAGCGGCACCACGTACTTGATTCATGCGGCGGCTTACCTGCCCCAATTCATTCTGATACTTTTTCCATTCCGCAGTATGGGGCACCGTGCTATCCATGGCCTGTTTAAGCCGTGAGTACTCTTTACGTAATTCCTTAGACGTCATGGCATTTAAGCCCAATTGTTTTCGGGCCTTACTCATAGCCGACTCGTTGTCCTTTATGGTAGCGTTGTTTGATTTAATCTGTGCCTGTAGCTGCTTGTATTCAGCTGTGTTCTTTTTGCCCGCAGCCTCCATTTTCTGGAGCTCTACGCGCAAATCTTTATTGGCATCCTTAAGCCCCTTAGTAGTTTGCTGAAGCTTGTTTAGCTCACTGCGCGCCTTATTGCCATTAATGTCAATCTTGAGGCTAAGCGTATCGTCCGAGAGTTGTCCCATATTTATAATTTTGACGGAAAGTATTTGAATCAATCAGGCTGTAAAAGGACATCAATGGTATCCCGTACGTATCGATTTTGACAGCATGGCCGCCAAATTACGATCAGAAGCAGCCACCTGCTTTAGTGCCACATCGCGCACCTTGTAATACGGCATATTGGTTTTGTATATACTTTCCATTTCTTTATGAATTACCTGTTTTACATCCTCAGTCAATCCCCATTGAAGCGTGTTGATAGTAGGATTATACAGCACCCCAAATACAATTCTATTGTACAAATGATAACCCTCACGCTTAACACTTCTGCGGGGGTCGCGCATGTCCAAAAACCGGGTGTAAGTCAGGTAGCGCATAGTCAAAGAGCCACCACCCGCAGCATCATTAACACTAAAATGCCCTTTAATCTGATTTTCCATTGCCCGGGAATCAAACAGGCTCCATTCTTTAACCACCCGCATCTGCCTGTCCTGAATCATTTCAGCAGTCTCGCGCAAAACAGCGCTCACAAATTGGCCCCTTATCCTCAGGTTTTTATCCATATCTTAAAACAGAAAAGCAGATCCATTCTTGGTAAAGCTCACATCCCAGCCAATACAGTTAAGCAATATCATCGGATCCACCGGTGTAATGGTGAAATTGCCATTCAACATGCGATTAACCGCGCAGGTGTTCTTGTCGCGTTGCTCAAAATGCTTCAACATGCGTTTAGCATAAGCCAGTAAGGTGTTGCGCCAAAGCGCATCCTCAATAGGATCCAATTTTCTCTTATTACCAGGCATCGCAATAATGCACGAAAACATGAAATCAATATTACTGCCACCTGTGGCAAAAATATTCGAACCACGAAACAGCCCGTAATCGAGTAGCATGAATGGACCCTTGACATTTCTCATATGCTCGTTGGCCGCATCCGGATCTAGACCAAACACAAAGTCTGTTAATTCAGGGAGAATCGGCACTGTAGTGTCAGCAGCAATGCTACTGCGCAGCGCCTCATAGTCGGGATGCATGTTTTTGACAGTCTTGTCAAAGTTCTTAAGCACGCCGTCACGGTCGCACAACAGCGCAAACTCCTTAATTAAATCAATTAGCATCGGCAGTAGTTATAAAGTCATCAATACATTCTTTGAGGATACCCAGCAGGCGGTTGGTTATAACAATGCTGCCTTTGGCCTCATACTTTTCAGCATCCACCAGCAAGTCATACATGGTCTGAAACTCCGGCTTTGGCTTTTTAAGCGGCGGGGGTGGTGGTGGCTTCTTGAAGATTGGCACGCCGCGCCCCTTTTGGGGGCGTAAATCTTCAAAAACATCAATTGGTTGATAACACTCTCCTGATCGATTTCCCATAACATCAAATTTTAGCGATTACCTCAGAGGGCAATCCCGTTTTAGCAACAATATCATGCATCTTCATTTCCATATCCTTCATAGCCTGCACATTCTCAACCAGTTCACGCAACATAATGGCAAAATAGTCGGGCAAAGGAAACATCTCCACCTCCTTTTTATTGCCATAGCCCTTACCTGCCATAGAGTAAATAGTGTTGCCCATGCCTGGCATGTAAGCGCTTTCATGCGTGCTTTTTCTAATGAATAGCCATACATAAGGACTTTTAGTGCTTAAATATTCCAGTAAACTTTGAAACCAGATATACACCGTCTTTTTCACCACCGATGAAACATCCTTAAATATTAGAGCATGCTTTTGGGCGTTATATGTAGAGTAGTCGCCTCTGTTTTGGCGGTACAAAATAGCCACAAAAGTGTCCAGATAAGTATCATCCCGGGTAACATTAAACAGATTAAAGAACTCATAAGCATCTACATACTCACCAGCCACTATATTGGTAGTAACTATCCCGTTTTTATCAATATCGAATTCAGGACCATAAAAAGTAAGACCGTCCACGTCGATGGAAGGAATTAAAACACGCTTAATGTCAAGGTTTAAACGCGGCTCAACACTAATCATATTCTTAATCATGCCGAGCTGGTCAACCCACTCAACTTCGTTAATTTCAAATGGAAAGCGTGTTTTAAGTGCCTTCTGTAAATCATCATCGAGCACCGATAAAATTTCAGGTGTAGTAACATGCGGTTTTATGGGAAAGCGCATTTGCTCACTCAAAATAAAAAAGTTCTCTTGCACCAGCTTCAGCTGATCGTCCGTCATTCTGCCCAGCGTCTTTTTATTCGGCGCGTAGCCCGATAATTTAGTGAGCAATTTAACCCTGAACTGCTCTAGCGTAATGGAACCCTTGATAAAGCGCTCAGTTAGCTCAACCGTATCACAGGCCTGCTGTGGAGTTAGCTCCTCCCAGGCATTGGGGATGTGAATATCTTCGTTAATTAGAATCATAGAGAGGATACATATTTGCGATCAGCATCGGGCTTCACTTCAAACTGGATAAAAGACGGGGTTTCGCTACCGGTCTGCGCTTTGGATGAGCGGGCCATATCAATACCCTTTAAAAAGTCCTTGGCATCTTCAATTAGCTTATTGCGTAGGTTTTCACGAATAAACTGAACGTCGCCCCCCTTTTTATTCATTTCATCATTAATGGGGCCCCGAATACTTTCAGGCAGCCAGTTAATGTCCAACCGGATAATGGCATCGGCCACCGTTTGATAAGCCAAAAAGGTTTTGATTTCCTCCATTAAGTCAGCAGGGTAAGCCGTGCCAAAGCGCGGCTTTAAGTGGGACATAATGTTTTTGCGGATGATGTGGCGGGCCTTAATAAAGAAAGCCGCCGAGCGGTCAATGCCGTAATACTTGTCAAAGTCGCGGTAATTAGTAAAAATTAGCGATTCACTTTCGCGCTTCTGGTCCGACAAGGTCCACTCCAATAAAAACACCTCCGAAGCCGGGGCCTGAGTCCAGTCGGCCGCATCAAATGCCTCCAGACTCGTAAAGTCCGCATTGGCCTTGTAAAAAGTGCCATACTGACTAATCAAGTCATCCGCTTTATAGTCAAACGCCGGCGCAAAGTCACTGAACTTATCAGCATGCTCAGTCAGGAAGTCAATCAAATCAGAATACCCCGCATACGCCCGTTGCAAAAGAGAGTTCTTAGCCTCACTGGTCTGGTATTTATAAGCCGTAGTTTCCTGCGTGCTTTTGGTGGTGGTAACGCCACTGTTACTCACGCGGATGGTTAGCCAGATAAAGTGGTGGTGAAAGGCTATGGCCGATAAAGGCACCCGCAGCAACTCAGCCATTTCCTCCATCATCTTCCACCGCAAATAGGCCTCTGAAGACGCTTCGTTCTCAGCAGGAGCATCGGGAATATCAGTCAGTTCAACATGCTTAATGTACAGGCTGTAAACCTCGGGTGATATAATATCCCTCACATCAACAGCTGCCTGGCGCAGACTGCTCTCAAGGTTATCAATATCCACAGAAGCATCAATGCCACTGATGTATTTTTTTAGCTCAACGCCAGCGTTGAAACCCTCTATATGTGCCATAATCGTTAGTTTGAAGTGTTTTCCAATCTGTCATCACTACTAATTTCCTTTTGACGCTCAGGAATGCGGCGGAAGGTGCCCAGTTTAACCCGGTCACGCTCCAATTGCGGAAAGTTGATGTACAAAGCCCGGTTTAAGTCGCGCAGGGCAAAGTATTCAGCATAATTGAGTGAGTTGAGATATATAATGTAATTGTAATACGACTGAGAGCCGCTACCCTGGAACATCCCTTTGCCCGTCACGTTGCTGATAGATGGGTCCAGCCCCTTACCTTCCAGAATAACCTCAACCGCCCGCTTGTCAAAATCAATAATACTTGAAATAAACTCCTTGTACTTGGTAGGTATTTCCTTAAATTCCCATTCCTCAATGCCATATTCAGTCCTGAACTTACGAGAATAAAAAGCCTTTCCTTGATTCTCACCTGCACCCGAAAGCACCTCGGTGAGTTCGTTCAACTTAATATCAATCAGTTTCTGCACCATTGAAAAGTCAAACACAGTACCAATATCCTTCAATCCTTCATACTCCGTAATAAGTGGTTTACCTGCCTGATCGCGCTCTTGGTTAGTATCGCAAACCTTCTTAATAGTAGCCTCTTTGTTCGAAATCCACTTATCCGGAATAAGCACATGCAGTTTAGCGTTGAGGCTATTTCTTAAATAACTATTGATGTATTTAGGGTTGATATTTGAGCCTTTAATCCATTCTTTTAGTCCAAAATAGAAAGTAGGGAAGGAGTAAATACTGTCCCCAAAACTCATGTCAGATACATAACTGATAGCCACATTGTGCTTAAGCGGATCCCGCTTATCCAGAAGCGGAAAAACCTCCATGCGGTCTTTAAACGGCAAATCCCAACGACCAACCATGGCATGCGTAAAATCCTTACGCTCATAAAACTCACTCACATCCCTAACACCCGGCACTGCAAACCGAAAGCGGGTAGAAGGTATGTGCTCCAAGCCCAACACCGGTAATTGTCCGGAACTTCGACTACTCAACCTGCGCGCGCGGGTATAAAGCCACTTTGTGGGGATGCCTTCGGTGTAGTAATATTCAGTCATCGACTGAATAATGTATTCTTCCACACTGTTTTCAATGCCCATACGCTCCCAGCTGTCGAGCCACTCAAACACCTGCGGATACAAGGCCGAAACCGGAATGCGCTTAATGCCATCCTCCGATTCTTCCTCGCGGAACAAAAACGCCCCCTGGCCATACAGCATGCGCACCTGTTTTTTTAGTATCTCAGGCAAAATATGATTATTGCGGATGAGCGTTTGAACCTCATTAGGCAACCGGTTATCGGCCCCATACGTGGCCACCGTATGGTCGCCAAAAGTGAAATAATCACCATGCAGTTGAAAGGCATTGTATTTTGCCTTATCCTCTTCAATGGAAACCGTGTCGGTTGCTGCTATCATTTCAAATGATAGCACCGCTGAGCTATTGCGATCGACGGTGCCAAATCTTCCGTATCGTTGTATCATTGCTTAAACCAATTTACTTTCATAAGATTAAAATGTGGGGGAAAACCAACAAAGCGCACCAGTTTTTTGTAGCAAGTGCGAGGCTCTTTGGTATCTAAATCCATGTATGGTAGGTACAAATCAGATGGATGGAAGTAAGTATCGTCAGGCAAAGAAGGCCTCAACCGACAGCGGGTAACTACCCGCAGCCCCTTGGTTTCGTTAGTGGCCGCATTGTAAGTGAGATGATGTAATTCAAAGTGTAAATGCTCCTTGTGTCGCAGCTCGCGCATTCTGGCTATAGCCTCAGTACCCGTTATATCTTCCATATATCAAAAATTGATATAACGAAAGTCGGAAAGCAAAAGCACGGATGAAAGGACAAAGCAATTACAGGCCTTCGTAATCCTGCGTCTCCTCATCACCCGTTGGTAGATACTTTTCATACAAACCAAAAACCAAATAAGTAAGTGCTGAAGGTATTTGAGGCGAATACCATGCCTGATCGGGAAAATCCAGTTTTTTCTCCGCACTCTTATCCATTTCTATACGGTTATCATCCGTTTTTTTGCGCGGCGTCATGTAAATAGAAGATATCAGCTCTTCACACTCGTATTGGCAAACCCTCAGAGATGGCACACGCACCTCCCGTTCGCTAAGGATGCGACTGAATAACAAAAAGTGCTGCCAATGAAAGATCGTTCGCTGATCGCGGCTCATAAGATGCACGGTCCACCCCAAATCCTCCAGTTCAGTTTTCATGATAGTGGCATCCGTGTCGCCTTTCGGATTCTTGCGATATCTCTCTTTACGCTGGTTTCCGGCACGGTCGTAATGCAAATAAATAGTGCGCCGGGTATGGTATTCGAAAAAAGAATCTATTTTTTTAGCCAGCTCATGGTGCTCTTCCGGCAAATACACATACATGTTTTTAAACACACGCAGCTCTTTATTCGTTTCCTGAGCAAACACCGCACTGCTAAAGCCACCCGGGTCGAACCCCATCAAAAGCGGCTTATTGGTGTCGCAATACTTCAGATCGCGGCTGGTCTTTTTATAAGTGCCATCCACCGCATGTAAATCAATGCTATTGTATTTATAACTATCCTCAAAAATGTGGCGGGCCGCAAACTTGGCAAAAAACCGATCCTTAACCTCCTTAGGTCGGATGCCCAGTATCGATAATTTGAACTTATCAATGTTATGCCGGCTACCCTTGTACTGATTTTTCATGTAGTCAAGCCCCAGAATCACCATATTGGTAAAACTTGTACCCTTCAGATAGAGCGTGGTGCCTTTCCGCTTTTCGTTTAGCTGACTTTCCCATTTATGAGCAAAGCGCATGGATTTTTCTATATCCCTATCCATTTTTTTAATCAGAAACAGCGTGTTTTTACCCGTAATGCTCTCTTTTTCGCGTCGCAGCTGCTCAGCCTGAGCCAATTTAACACTAACCCGGTAGGCCACATAGATAATTTCCTCAATTAAATCTTTATCCTGATTTTCTTCCCATTTTAACCACCAATCGTGGTCATTTTCGAAATTAGGCGTAGATGAAAAGCCCGTAATGCCACCAAAATAGTGCGAATTCCCAAATATTTGACGGTTCCCACGCTGCGCAGGCATCAGCCGCTCAGTAAAATTGGTCTCACTTATCCTTAGCAGCTCGTCAACAAATATATGCGCCATGTTTTGACCAACACCCGACGTGTTAGGACGGTCAACCCCCACAAATTTGGCCACAGTGCCCCACACCGTACTTATTGTATGCTTCCATTCCGGCACCTCAGCCAGTGGCCGCTTAAAATGCTTCGGCGGCTGTTTGCCGTACTCAAAGTGAATGCCCCGCTTGTAGTAAATATTAAGGAATTCAAGAATACCCGGCACTATCGTGTCAATAACAAAGGAGTAAGACGGACCAGCAATGGCAACCGTAGAGCGGGGCATGGCCGCGCATACCCGCACAAAGCGATTGCCCATAATGTGCGTTGTCTTACCCGATCCCCGGCCAATTTCGCCAAACATGTTTTGAGGATCGGCCAGCAGCGCACGTGTTTGCAAAACCGTGTGGTATTTTTGCTCCATCTGCTGAACAGTAGTGTCGTGCTTACTCATCATCTACATTTTCGTAATCAATATCCTCTACAATATTCAGCGCACCGGCAGCATCGCGCAGCGCCGTGTTTTTATCGCGGCTGTCAATTGGCAAATGGTTAATAAAAGTCTGCGTATCCTTCCACAATGTGCTTAAATTGAACTCTTTTAAGCCCAGAAGCTCAGGCTTGACCTCGGGTGACACCAAAAACGTATGCGGTTTAATTTCTTCCGGGTTAATGGCAATGGTAGAAGCCTCCATTCGAAAGTCCTTAGCCCGCTCCATGTTTCGGCGTGCCTCCGTCAGGTTGTTTTTGGCAATGGCCAGTTTAGAGAGATCCTCCAGGCGGTCGGCATAATAATTACACCACGCCTCAGCCTTAACCGAGCTGTTTAAGTGAAAATAGTTGATGGCATCATAGATGCGTGTTTTGGCAGTAGTAAGCGTCAAGTTGGGAAAGGTCTGACGCAACAACTGAGCCGCCCTATTAATATTGTGCTCATTCTCAGCCGTGCGAATTTCCACAGCCCTGTCCAACTCCCTAATGTACTGTTTCAAATCCTCCTTTAACGCCATGCTTTCTCCCGTACTTCTAAAGTCCTGAAGTATTTCAACAGGGAGCGTCTGCAATTCATTAAAATAGCTCATACGCCAAATAGGTTTTTGCGTAGTTCGATGTAATCCCGATCATCCGTGTACTGTAATTTAGCCTTTTGGGTCTCAATTTCGGCCAATTTAAACTGTTCAGCATCCAACCTGTAGCGCCCGGCATTAAAGCCCTCATTGTACATGATAAAGGCCGGCGACTCCGGGTCCTTCAAATCATGCTCCAAAGAGGGTGGCGCATCATCCCCCAAAATGTACATAATCCTGGCAAGAGGATACTGCAAAGCCCCAAACGACTTGATTTTTTTTAATAATTCAACAGAATAACTCATTCAGAAAAAAGCTTTTTAACCAATAATTCACCTTTAATAAAAAGTTGCTTCGGCTCCTGCTCAATGCGCTCCATAAAATCATGCTTAGCCTGTTGGCTGCTGAAAGTGATAGTAACGTAAGTGTCCACTTCGTTTTTAGCCTGTCCTTTTTTAGTATCCTTAACGGCCTGTATGCGCTCCTCTTTGGCTTCGGGCGTTACTTCCTCTTTTTTTTGCTCCTTGATTGATTCAAAATCAGAAATAGCACTCTCAACAAAATCGTTGGTAATATTGTCCAGATCCATATTGATACCAAACATCTCCAAGTCCTCATCCTTAATGCCCGCAATATCAAAATCGAGCGTGGGCATAGTGTCGGATGAAAGAATCTCATTCATTTTGCCGATATCATAATCACCCATTAAACGGGGATTGTTGAAAGCTATATTCAGCTCAATTTCTTCTTTGAGAGGGATATCCAGCACCACAACAGTCAATTTGTAATCGCGGTTACCGGCCCCATTCTTACGCTCCCACTCTTCGTCCATAATTCGCAGGCGCTGATGACCGCCAACAAGTGTACCGGTTTGCTTATTCCAGATGAGAGGTTCCCGCAGGTGTATTTTCTTAAGCGAGCGCTTAAGATCCTTATAATTCTGATCATTAATAACCCGGGGGTTGTACACCGCTTCATTAATCAGGCTGCGGTGAATATTGTCCACCACATAGTCCTGTAAAAAATGCAAATTATCTATTTCGTTGCTCATAATCGTATTCATATAAGATTTGACGGGATAGCGGAAATATGTTGAAAATCTTTTCTAAATCATCAGGGAAGAACTCTCTCAGATACAGAAAAACGTCAATATTAAGATCGAGGCCATTGCTATTTTTGGCCCCATATTCAATAGGTTTGATAATGTTGTTGATTTGGATGTATGATTTAACCTGGCGCTTGGTCCACAAGGCAAGCGGGTATATTTTCTTGCCCTTATCATTGATACAATCAAATTTGTAGGTTGAAAGCATTATTCGACGGTTCATGCTGTCGGCTTTTTTGTGCCCAAAAACAATCCAGTCGCAACCCGATATCTCCCTGGCTTTACCTTCAATATCCGCCTGTTTTAAGGCTTTGATGCTTCGGCCGGGGGTTGGAATACTGAAGTAATTGTGTTTGATGTAATAGGATACCATCCAATGCGGTAACTGGTGGAGCGTGGCATTTGGGTATCGCTTAACCCATTCCAAAAAAAAGTTAAGATGCCTTAGATTCTTTACAAAATACATGAAAAAGCAATGTACTTTAAAGTGTGGTGCCAGTAAATCCAGCAGCACCAAGCTGTCTTTTCCACCTGAATAAAACAGAACAACCTCCGGGGTTTGCTCCCGGAGGTGTTTTAACGCAATTGCTGCATGCTTAGTGGGATTCATTATCCTCCAAGCGAAAAAGAACCGCCGGTCATTGTAAAACCTCTGTTACCTGAACGTAGCATAACTTTAAATTTTAAGTGAAACAAAAAGAATTCAATTAATAATATCGAAGTTAAGCAGTAGCCCAGTGTCCGGAAAGGACAAAAAAACCGCCCGGGGTGGCGGGCGGTTTTTTTACTTTAATTTTCCTGATAGGTCCTGGAGAATGTCGGCCAGAGGTTTTGATACATTTCCCCCATTTTTGTTAATCTCTTCAGCAATTTCATTTAGCTTGTCGAATCGTGTCCGTGGCTGGTAATCACCATCGCTTTTTATCATCCATGCTTTTTCATGCAGTAGGTCACATGCCAGCTTGTTATTGCCTTTGAACAGCTCAATCTCCAACAGCCTGTTTAAATCAAAATAATTTTTTTTGTTTCTCGTTAGCCTTCGCTTGATAAGTGAAACATTAGCGGCCATGTAAAAAAACACAACCACTGTGCATACGCTTAAAGCGTATGCGAATACACTTATTAAGCCAGCAAATTCTTCATCCATAATAATATTAATTTAAAGGTTGCACATTTCGTTTGTAAAAGCTTCAATGTCGGATGAGGGACTGCCCCAGCCAACCGGTTCATTCCAGAATCGGTCTATTTCGTCAACAAGAAAATAAACCTGAGCGGCTGAAAGTGCTGATATCTTAGCCTTTAACGCATCGACATCAATCTTCAAATTGCTAAAGGTGCCTTGCATCTGCTCACCGTCGCAAATTTGAGCCGTTACAACCAGCTTGTTGCAAGCTGACCGAGGTTCGAAATTCACGCTTTCAAAATTCAAAACCAGCGCCTTCAATTCCAGGCGCGTAAAAAGGCCCTTCAATTCACGAAGGCTGTGAGCTCTTAATGATAGGAATACGTTGCCGGCGCGAGCAACACCGGCATTGCCCTTGCCGTAAATCTTGGCATAGGCCTCTGTGGCCTTCGGTTCTTGAAGATAAACCGTGAAGGCCCTTTTTCGTTCTGTTTTCATAAGTCAAATTCTTTGTCTAATAAGTTATAATCAAAGAGAAAATCACCAACCTTGTAAGGGAGCTTTTCCCTGGTCTTGTTTCGTTTTCTTAACACTGGCGCCTTCAGTCGCTCAAGGTTCTCGCTGCTGAGCACTTTGCCCAGAACAATTTCAAAAACATCAGTCACCTCAATGCCTTTGCATTCAACGATCATAAGCGGGGCATCGGTAGCATAGCCATTCTTGAAGATGATCTTCTCAAAGTGCCGGGGCGTGCCGTCGCCATTAATGAGGCGCGCCTGCCAGTATTTTGTCTTTTGACGAAATTCGCGTGATTTATTCCCCTTTAATATCTGATAGAAAAATTCGGCGAAGAGAGTGAGGTGAAGTGTTGTTTTTGAGCCCATTTTAATTCTTTTTTGCCCCCAGCGTTGGCCGGGGGCGGGTGGTTAATCATTCATTTCCTTTTCTTCCATTCCGCGGAAGGCTTCAGGGCAATCGTCGAACTCTAACTCGACGTAAACACATTGCGAGTTTTGACTCGTGAATTCACCATCTGCCCAAATGGCAAACACATTGCCCTTACGGTCATACATGATGTCGGCCCATTCGTCCTCTTCCCAATCACTG